AGTACGAATTGATGGAACTGTTTGCCTTATGTCTAGAAGAAGCACAAATATTAAGATAGTCAATGAATATAATGTCAGGCTTGAAAGACTTCTTAAGTGCCAATTCAGTAAGTAATGCTTTAAAATGTCCACTGTGTGCTGCTGCTGTAGGGTATTCTTTAATTATAAGAGTTCCTTGCGTTTTTTTAGCAAGGCTAGTAACCTTATTCTCAAACATCATTTGAGGAAGTTCTACTATGTCTTGAATGTTGATATTAAGTAAATTAGCATCGATCCTCTCCGCAATCTTCTCCTCTGCCATTTCGAGAGTGATGTATAAGACGTTCTTTCCCTGGAGCAAAGCTGAGCTTGCCACATGACACATGAATAAAGATTTTCCAACACCTGTGCCAGCGAGAGCAATATTGAGAGTCTTATTCGGTAGACCGCCTTTTGTAATCTTATTAAAATATTCGAGATCGAATGGAATAAGATCTTCTTTTCTGTGATACGACTCATAACGTTCCTCATAATCATTTAAATAATCATGTCCAATATGATTATCAAAAGATACTGCTAATGCATCTGATAAAATACTAGGTATAGCATCTCTATCTTTCTTTTCATTTTGCCCATCTGCAAGAGCAATGGATTCCATCAATGCAAGATAAATTGCACGATCACGACACCATTTTTCAGTAGTATCAAGTAACCACTGATTCTCCACAACAGAATCTGTCAGAGAATTATTAGCATCCCTAATATTTTTAATCTCATCTTCTGTAAGATCTGTCCTACTCTCAGTCTCAATATTCAGTGCTTCAATTGTAATGGCAGAACCATACTTAATAATAAACTTTGTTATCTCCTCAAATATAACCTTCTCAGATCTCTGCTCAAAATAATCAGGCTGAATAAAAGGTATAACCTTACGAGAATACTCTTCATTGAATATTAAATTTCTGAGAATAGTAGTCTCAATTCGTTCCATAATGGATGTACGTGCTCATGATATACTTAGGAGTATCCGAAGGAGGAAGTCCTGAATGTGGGTATTCCCACGTAGGTGGAAACACAAGTACTCTACCACGTTTAGGTTCAATATTCAAGTCATGCAAAGGAAAGACGGTATTTCCATTATTATCATTCAAGTAAAATAAAAATGCTACTGCTCTTATAGCAGTACTATGATCGACAACATCTACATGTTCATCAAATCTTTCTTCACCATTAGTAAGATATCTTTTAAGTCTAAACTCTTCTAATTTACCAAACTTTGGAATATACTTACATTGAGTATCTTTTTTATATTGATTATAAACTGCCTTTACATAAACAACTAAATCACGAACAACTGCTATACGATGCTGATTTAAATTTAACTGAGTAAAACAAGGTTTATGATCTTCATTAATATATTCATGCTGCTCAGACATACCCTCAAATAAATCAATCAGTCCTGCACACAACTGAGGAGAAAATACATTATCATATAACCTAACCATATGCGAATATCTGTTTAGAAATCCCATCAAGTTTCTGCATTACCTCGTCAGTAAAATACTGCTGTGGGTCTGCCAATATTTGTTTGGCATAGATTTTCTTTCCACCGAACTCATATCTTCCTGCAACATTTTTCCAGAGTCCCCCAACCTCACCCAATTCCAATAAACCATAGTAACGGTCAAGACCACGATGATCATAAAAAAGACGTATCTCAACTTCTTTATTCTCCTTACTTAAACGTGATTTATGAGTCTTTGCTTTAACAAGGTTTCCGACGACTTCTTTACCATCTTTCTCTTTCTTCTTCGAGAGGTATATGATAGTACTAGCAGCGTACTTAAGACCGCTACCCCCGCCCATTTCTTTAGTAGGTACATAACTGCCAATAACGTCATAAGTATGGTTAGTTACAATCATTGGGATATTAGCCTGTCCTAACTTCAAAGTCAACATCCTAAATGCACCCTTAACAAGTTGTGATTTAGTCATATCACGAACCTGTTTATCATCTAGTGCATCCCTAATTTCTTTTTCAGTGGAAAGCATTCCCAAAGAGTCTAACACAAACATACATGGTTTGCGCTCCTCTGTTGGTGTTTTTAAATATATATCAACAGCCTTAAGTGCCTTATTCCTAAACTCTTCAATAGTAACTACATTAACTACCACTAACCTGTTAAGATCGATTCCACGAGATTCCAATAGTGGCTTATTAACTGCGGCTTCAGTATCAAAATAGAGACAATAACCATCAGGATTAGACTCAAGGAAGTTTTTAACCACAGCGAGCGAGAAAAAAGTTTTCCCAGTACTAGACTCACCAGCAATGGCAGTAATCTTATTAGAAGAAACACCGCCATAAATGGAACCACTAACCAGTCCATTAAAGATGTATGAGCCGGTATCGACGAATCTTTCTTCTCCGTCGATGTCTGCTGCGAGTCTTGTGTAGTCATCCCCGATTTCTTTTACTATGTCTTTTAAAAAGTCCATCAATCCTCCAAGTAATCCTTAAAAATATTAAGGGCATCATCCCAATGAATGTATTGGTCATCTTTTTGTGGAACAAAAGATAAAGTCCATCTCCCTTCTGAAGTTGGATTATTTGTTCCATGTAAAACTCCAACATTAACTAGACTAGGACGATTAGTATTTGCCTCATATAGAAGTTCACAATCATCTTCATTTGCCCAAATATGCTGTACCATATTATTTTCACCAATGATGCCACCACCATTGTTATATGTACTCTCCTTTCTTATTATATCAGATTTCCACCATTGTGTCACCCCTTCCTCTGGACCCCATGTTTTATTAATCTTTACATGATTAGTAAAACTAGAATGATCGGTATGAATAGATATCTTACTTCTAGGAGGAGTATAAAATACTTCTCCCATGTATAAACTAAGTCCAATAGTATTTAACCAATTACCTAAAAGAAATGAAGAAGTGTCATATATGTATTCGTGTTTCATCACATCTCCAACTTCATTGAAATATGATAAAGGTTCAATAACAATAGGTATACTCATATACCTATGGTAGATATTCATGCTACCATCCCGTGTTCTTCACGAAGTATCTTTTTATAAGGTCCACCAGGGTTTTCATTCATTACCGTCTGAACCAATTTCATTTTTTGATAGAGATTATCTCTAAACTCTCTCTTATTCCAATCCCAATGTTCATTACAAAGGGCATCAACAATCTCATCAAACTCTTCTTTGTCAATAGGTAAATCCATTAGATGTCACACTCTCCATGTTTGCATTGATATTCGTCAGATTCTGCATAGACCTTAACCACATTATCCATATTAGGTCTAGACACTTTAAAGTCAACTTGTCTTTCTTCCCGAATATTCTTAAGAAGAAAATAAAGTCTGGTATCACCACCAAGAGCAAGTGCCTTGACAATGATATCTAAATCTTTATCGTTGATAGGTAAATCCATTAGATGAAAAATGATTCCAGGTTTGCAGTTTTTTCGACATCCCAACCAATCGCATCAAGAATAGTTTTAAGTGGTTTCAGAAAACTCTTCTCAAATTGTAGTTCATAATCGATGTATTTGTCAAGGTCAAGTTCTCTGGGGAAGTCTTGAATGAAAGAAACAACATTCTCATGTATGATGTTTGGTTCCTTCAAATAAATGAACTTGACCTTCTCTCCATTGCCGATAAGAGAGTACTTATTATTCAACTTATTTTTCTTAATATAATGGTTGAACAATAATGCACCACGTATATGTATAGGAGTTCCTTTTGCATATATTTGAGAATTAGATCTCCACTTAATAATATCAGATGCAGTTCTAGGAAAGGCAATATCTTCAGCAGGAAGAGTTTTAAACTCTTGACGACACTTATCAATAAAATTAATTACATCTTCTTCTGTCGCAGTTATCATTAACTTCAAAGCATCCTTAATCATTTGACGACAAGGTGCAGGAGTTGAGGATTTAATAGCCTCAAGTCCCATAATCTTCATCTTTGGTTCTTCATATCTGACTCCTTCACTATCCCATACATTTAAAATATAACGTTTTTTAGCAGTCCATATACCACGATCAGCAATGTTCTCTCTTTTCATGAACATTTTTTGATCATACGCATTTACGTAGGATGCCAGTTCTTCATAAGCACTTTCAATATAAGGCTCGAATTCCATTTCACAGATCTTGTTAAGGAACCCAACAACGCCCTTACTAGTTTTCTCTCTTTCCTTGTATACAGCCTCAACCAAAGGACCCAAGTTAAGATAGATAGAGTCAGTATCAGAAGCAATAACATAATCTTCACCATCCGTTT